TGATGTATTTGATACTATTATTAAAGATGATCGTATTTTAGAACGTGCTAAGAGTGTTACTGAGTCTTATGATGACTTTATTAACTATGCACAGGAATATGGTCAGAGTAGTGCTTGGAAAGATGAGATGAGACATCATCCAAATTCTGAATGGACAATTAAAGATCTCAAAAGACATTTATACAGGGCAGTCGCTAATGTTAACATCCTTGAAGGTATTCGCTTTTACGTCTCTTTTGCTTGCTCCTTTGCATTTGGTGAGCTTAAACTCATGGAAGGAAGTGCCAAAATCATCTCCCTTATTGCTCGTGATGAAAACCAACACTTGGTACTCACTCAAACCATTCTAAAGAATTGGAGGGAAGGTGATGATCCTGAGATGAAAAAGATTATGGAAGAGGAAGAAGAGTGGACATATAAAATGTTTGATAGGTGTGTAAATGAAGAAAAGAAATGGGCAGACTATTTGTTTAAGGATGGAAGTATGATAGGATTAAATGACAAGTTACTTCAGCAGTATGTTGAGTGGATTGCTAATAAGAGATTAAAATCAATTGGTCTTAAACCACAGTATGATATTCCTATGAGAAACAATCCATTACCTTGGACTCAACATTGGATCTCTTCTAAGGGTTTACAGGTAGCACCACAGGAGACAGAAGTAGAGTCTTATGTTGTAGGTGGTATTAAACAAGATGTTAAGAAGGACACGTTCTCAGGATTTAAACTCTAATGACAAATAACCTTTATAATGGTATCAATGAACGTCTTTATTATACATTAGGTAAGAGACCTGAGATTGCTACTAAACATGATTTCTATATGGCATTATGTTATGCTGTAAGAGATCAGATGATGACATACTGGTTGGATACAAAACCTCAATCACAGAAAGAAGTTGCATATCTATCAGCAGAATTTTTAATTGGACCACAACTTAATAATAATCTTATTAGTTTGGGGATAAGAGATGAGGCAAGAGAAGCATTATCAGAATATGATTATACGTTAGATGAGATTCTTGATGTAGCAGAGGAACCTGGACTAGGTAATGGTGGTTTGGGTCGTCTTGCTGCTTGCTATATGGAGTCTCTAGCAAGTCTTAAAGTACCTGCTACTGGTTATGGTATAAGGTATAAGTATGGAATTTTTAAGCAGCAGATAAGAGATAATCAACAGATAGAAGTTACTGATAACTGGTTGCATGGAGAATGGCCTTGGGAGTTATGTCAACCAGATGAGTCTGTATTGGTAGGATTTGGTGGTAGAGTAGAGAATTATGTATCGGATAGAGGTAATTATAGAGTAAGATGGGTTCCTGATGAACAGGTGATTGCTGTACCTTATGATGTTCTCCAGTTAGGGTATAGAGTTAATAGTTGTAATCGTTTGAGATTATGGAGAGCAGATGCTACAGAGACATTTGATTTTTATGCATTTAATATTGGAGATTACTTAGGTTCAGTAGAACAAAGTGTTTCTTCTGAGACTATATCTAAGGTATTGTATCCTAATGATGGAACAGACCAAGGTAAGCAATTAAGATTAAAGCAGCAGCACTTCTTTGTGAGTGCATCTCTACAGGATATGCTTAATAGTTTGGATAGAAGAGGTATATCATTAGAAGAGTTTCCAAATTACTGGCAAGTACAATTAAATGATACTCATCCTGCTATTGCTGTAGCAGAATTGATGAGATTGCTTGTTGATGAAAGACATATAGAATGGGATGCTGCATGGGAGATTGTAACTAAATCTATTGCATATACGAATCATACTCTTTTACCAGAAGCATTAGAGAAGTGGGATCTTAGACTCTTTAAGAATCTTCTTCCTCGTCATATGGAAATCATCTATGAGATTAATCGTAGGTTCTTACAGGTAGTAAGACTTCATTATCCTGCTGATGATGCAATGTTAGAGAAGATGTCTATCATTGATGAACGTGGTAATAAAGCAATTCGTATGGCAAACCTTGCAACTGTAGGGTCTCATCATGTCAATGGTGTAGCAGCATTGCATTCTGAGTTAGTAAAGACTCAATTGATGCCAGAGTTTTATGATCTATGGCCACATAAGTTTACTAACGTTACTAATGGAGTGACCCCTCGTAGATGGGTTGCATCATGTAATCCAGCATTGACAGAAGTTCTTGATTCTTATTGCCCAGATTGGATTACCAATATGGAATCTTTGAAGGATTTAGAAAATAGTGTGGATGATGCATCACTCTTGGAGAAATTTGGTGAAGCAAAGGTTGTAGGTAAACATAATCTTGCTACTTATATCTTTAATCATCTAGGAATATCTGTAGACCCATCTAGTATGTTTGATGTGCAGGTTAAAAGGATACATGAGTATAAGAGACAGCATTTACTTGCTTTATGGATTGTTCATCAATACCTTCGCATTAAAAATGGTGCAGATGTAGTACCTAGAACTGTAATCTTTGGAGGTAAGGCAGCACCTGGTTACTATATGGCTAAGTTAATCATTCAGTTTATATGTAACATTGCAGAGGTTGTTAATAGTGATCCTGATATGGATGGTAAGTTACGTGTAGTATTCTTACCAAACTATAGCGTTAAGTTAGGAGAACTTGTATACCCTGCTGCTGATTTATCTGAGCAGATTTCAACGGCAGGTAAGGAAGCATCAGGTACTGGGAACATGAAGTTTATGATGAATGGTGCTCTTACTATTGGTACTCTTGATGGTGCTAATGTAGAGATAAGAGAACTTGTAGGTGGAGAGAATTTCTTCTTGTTTGGTAATGATGAAAAAGGTATTGCGGATTTATGGCATAATGGATACAATCCTCAATCACATATGAGTACAGAACTTTGGGAAGCAGTTAACCTTATTAGAGGTGGTCATTTCAGTCAGGGTGATAAAGAAATCTTTTCACCATTGATTGACAATCTTTTGAATCATGATCCTTTCTGTGTCTTTGCAGACTTCTCTGATTACCTTGATGCTCAAGATAGAGTTAGCAGTGCTTGGAAAGATAAAGATAGATGGAATAAGATGTCATTACTGAATACTGCAAGGTCAGGATTCTTCTCATCAGATCGTTCTATTAGGGATTATTGTAAGTCTATTTGGAGTATTGGATGAAAAAATTTATCTTTGATATTGATGGAACTTTAACTCCTAGTAGACAAAAGATAGATCCTGAATTTAAAACCTTCATGATCTATTTTGCTATTAAGAATCCTGTTTATCTTGTTACAGGTAGTGATAGGCAAAAGACTTTAGAGCAAATAGGAGCAGGTTTATATGATTCTTGTAAGAGAGTTTATAATTGTTCTGGTAGTGATGTATATGAAGCAGATAAAAATGTTTATAGGGATATATGGGAGTTACCAAAGAAGGTAGAAAAATTTTTGGAAGATGAATTAGCATATAGTTGTTTTCCTATACGTAATGGAGTTCATATTGAGAGAAGACCTGGTCAAGTTAATTTTAGTATCTTAGGTAGAGGTAAAGATCCTTCTGTAGGAAGAGAAGAATATATCAAATGGGATACTGAAAGATTAGAGAGAGAAGATATATTAGATAGACTTAAGAATGCATTTCCTGATTTGGCTATGACACTTGGTGGGCAAACTGGTATTGATATAGGACCAAAAGGAAGTGATAAGAGTCAAATACTAAGGGATTTTGATAAGGATGATGAGTTGCATTTCTTTGGTGACAAGATGCAGGAAGGTGGAAATGATTACTCTTTAGCAATGGCAATTGCAAGTAACATGATGGGTGAAGCTTATAATGTAGAGGATTTTACAGAGACTTGGAGAATCTTATCTAAATATTAATACGATTATGAAAATTATGAGATGGTTGAGGGAGGAAATTACGAAAACCCCTGGTTATATGAGGGTAAACCTTTCACTACTGACGATATTAATGATTTCTTCGGTTACGTCTACCGTATTATCAATCTACAAAATGGGAGAGAATACATCGGTAGGAAATATTTCTGGAAGTTTAGAACTCCCAAAGGTAA